GTCCTTACGGACTTAATCGGTCACATGTGACCCTGAGACAAAAACCTCTCAGCGGTTACAGACTGTCTGGTTCTTCACCAGCTCCAAAGCTGCGGCCCACGGTCATTAACGCGGTTGTTAACTCAATAGCGGATCGGGATTGTCAGTTGAAGGTAAATATTTACATTATACAATGATAAAAACAACCTCTCAATGGCTTTTTAGAAGCAATAACTTTCTATCTTTAATTAGATGGTTAGCTATTATTCTTGGACTACCGGCGCATTTGCATAAAGATTGTAAAATCTTTGTACAACATGTATGTCACTTGCGTGAATATTCTGGTCCGAAATATACTATTCAGGTTCTTAAAGAATCGCATAGAATTTTGGCCAAATATTTAGCAGGAGAACCTACAACATCAGCTGAAATAGTTGGTGTTGGAATCAATAAATTGGGTATTCCTCGTATCCTGCCTTTATCTTTCAGAAGAGAGATAGAGACGGGGTCGATTGAAACCATCCGGTTTAGTCTGACTATATTGTCTTTTTATAGAGCAATGTATCAGATTCCCGAGATGAAACTTTCGACGATTACCGATCCAGCTAAAGTAAGCTTGGACGGGATCGTAAAATCCTTTGCGAGCGACTTTCCTATATTATTAGGTTGGTTGAAAGCGGAAGGTCTAAAAGTCCCTAATTTAAAGAAACCATCATACCAATTTATTTACAGTGCAGGTCCTAACGGGCAAGCTACTATCGGTGCTGGCTTAGATGCTTTAGCAATATTGCTAAAATTCCCTTCAATCTTACGATTTGGATGGAATATGGGAGCACGCTTCGCGCTACTCCACATCATCATGCTAGCTTTGATATACGGATTTATAATCCTTATCTCATTACCTTTCAAACCACTTCCGCACCTTCTTTTAGGAAAACTATCCTTAAAAGAGGAGGCTGCGGGTAAAGTGAGAGTATTCGCCATTGCAGATTATTGGACGCAGTCTTTTATGAGACCGCTCCATAATTGGGCATTTGATATTTTACGTCAAATCCCGCAAGACGGTACTTTCGACCACCGAGCGAAAGCGAAGGAGGTTGGTAATCGGTTAAACGAGACAGGTAACCCTGCTTACTCACTAGATTTATCTGCAGCTACTGATCGGTTCCCTGTACTGATCCAGGAGTCAATCCTAGGTCATGTATTTGGTGAATCTTTTGCTAGTCTGTGGAAATCTGTCTTAGTAGATCGTAGTTACTTCCTTAAAAAGGAAAACCAGACATACAAGTACGCTGTAGGGCAACCTATGGGTGCTTTATCTTCTTGGGCTATCTTTGCTTTATCGCATCACTTTGTGGTGCAATGGGCACATTATAGAACCGGAGGACAGAGCTGGTTTCACGATTATGCCATCATTGGTGATGACGTAGTAATTATGAATACAAAAGTTGCCGAACAATATTTGGTAATACTGAATCATTTAGGTGTTGGAGTATCAATGCATAAATCTTTAACTTCCAAAACCGGAGTATTTGAGTTTGCAAAACAAATTCATTACAAAGGTATGAATCTGAGTGCAATCAATCCTAACGAGGCTATTAAGGCCTTTAAGGATGATGCGTTCATGGTTTCATGGATCGAAGATTTAGAGCAGCGAGAATTCCAGCCTGATTTTATTAGTGTTGCTAGATCAACTCTTCGGTATTCTAGACACGGTGCGGTTTCCCCTTTCCGTAAGGTAGGAGGAATGCCGTACTGGTCGAGACGAATAGTGATAGCACTTACTTCTCCTTTTGGACCATTCCCTGTGAAAGCCGATAAATGGATAAATATTAATAATTATTCACTTATTGACCTTGCATCTTCACTCATTCCGAGAAATCGGTTTGCGTCGAAGTTTGCAGGTGATTCTAGAGTAGCTAATGCTAATCTAAAATTAATTACACAGGAATGGGACCAGTTCTGTCGCCACAACTTGTCTACCTTTATTAAAGGTATAGAGTCGGCATCCCAGCTTACGCTAGGGTTCCTGGAACAGACTTGGTTCGAGAAGTTAATTGGATGGGTTTATATGACCTTTATGACGCCGTTCCCACTTGTTATGGGTTCGACACGTCTTAAAGACCGTATGTTTTATCCGAAACTAGAGCGATCTAGATTTGGCTATGGTAGCCCCGCTTGGTCTCAAAGTTTGTTTGACTTATCATTCCCTTTATCGGAAACGGCAAAGGCTTATAGAGATTTCAAACGTTCGATTGATTTGTATCGATTCTCTAGACAGATAGCATTCTCGTTACCAACAGAGAATTCCTATTCGGTAAACCAAGGATTCGGTTATCAAAACCCAGTAATGGGTGGTGCATTAACTCCTTTTGGAGCTGATATACCTAAAAATGATGACATGAATACCTTAGAGACTATCCATGATTTATTATCACGTGATAGAGCTCAGTGGTTTAACGAGTGGAAGTATCTGTACGGTTGTACGATGCTTGCTATTTCGGTAGTTCCGGGGATGGCTTTGATAGGAGTGTGCCTAACACTCTAGATATAGCATAAGCTCAATGGAAACGAGCGGGGTCTATATCTTCGTAACACATTCGGATGGTCTATATAGGACTAAGGGTTCGCCCTGAAACGGGG